ATGTTTGGGGTAGACAGCATCCGGGATGGTGTATGCCCAGACGGTGTTGCATACGATTGGAACAAAGCCAGTCGTATTGGTCGCGTCAAGCGCGAACGAGTTTAAAGGGGGCAGCAGAGGGCTGCGGTGTTCGCTGGCAGCGATCATGTCTAGAGGGGATCGTTACCCCCGGCCTCCACCAAATATAGAGGGTTAACTGAGCTGGGCTCAGCACTGTCTCGAAAACAGATGGACTGCGAAAGCGGTTGGAGTTCGATTCTGCCATCCCTCTGCCAACAATGGGTCCACTCTGGCTGATCTTTGGGTGTCCAAAGCCTCGAAGTCGAAGGTTCAATTCCTGAAGGGCCTGCCATTTTCGGAGTATAGCGCAGCCTGGTTAGCGCACTGGTCTGGGGGACCAGGGGTCGCAAGTTCGAATCTTGCTATTCCGACCACAATCTGGTTTACAGCAAATCGGATTTCAAGTATAATATATACTTGAACACAACGCCTGGAAACACAGGCACTATTCATAGAAAGCCAAAAATGAAGAAGATCAATCTAGAAGAAGTTCGCCAGTTTATCGAAGCACAAACCCCTGAGACCAAAATCTACCTGGGTTGTGATTCGGAACGCCTGCGAGTTGACGGCAAGTGGTACGCCGACTACATTCTAGCGATCGTTGTCCACATCAATGGCAACAACGGTTGTAAGATTTTCGGCGAAGTACATCGTGAACCAGTGTGGGACGCAAAGCCAGGCAAGCCAGCTATGCGTCTAATGACTGAAGTCTACAAGGTTTCAGAACTGTACTTGCAGTTGGCAGAAGTCTTGGAAGGCCGACATGTTGAAGTTCACTTGGACATCAATCCAGACGAACACTACGGCTCAAGCTGTGTTATTTCACAGGCTGTGGGCTACATCAAAGGCACTTGCAACGTGGTTCCATTTGTGAAGCCACACGCTTTTGCTGCCAGCTATGCTGCTGACCGATTCAAAGGTCTGCGAGCAGCTTAACCAAAATCACTAGGCAGAGTTATCTGCCTAGTGTATAATATGTTTTTGTTCAGTAGCAATGCTGAACCGGCAAGATAAGGGTAGATGAGAACTGACTCCGTATCGTTGTAGGCTTCACGCCTTACGATGCATCATAACAATGGACATTCAGTCTTGAAAACTGAACCGTGCTTGTGTGCTCTGGAACCCCTTGATTGGATATCGACTTTGTGATTTGACAACCAGAACTATACCGGCCCCTGTGTCTTGTGACTTGTGGCTTGTATGAGACAACTGCCAAAAGCCTGTTGTCGCCTGCATTTTGTTCTGTCGGTCACTTGACTTTTATCTTGCCACCCCATTTTGTTTATTGAAAGGCAACACATGAAAATTACTCTCCGCAAAGCCAACGCTCTCCAAAACAATATCAATGACGCACTCAAGCAGATCCTTGTGGTCAGCGAAGTTGCTCTAACTGAATTCCACAAGCCCGAAGACGAGATTGCTCGTGTTCGTGCCGAAGCAGAAAAAAACATTCAGCGCCGTGAGCGCCTGAACCATGCGCTGTATGACATCCGTCAACGTGTGGCCGGCGCTAATACCAACGCTGGCATCAACATCAACCTAACCTTGGTTGCTGAGATCGAAAAGCAGATCCAGTTCTACACTGGCATTGCTGGCAAAGAAGTTCGTCAGAGCGCAGATGTTGTAGCAGGTAAACTGCGCAAGATCAGCGAAAGCAAGAGCGATCGTACCATTTACGGCTACAATGACACTGTGAGCACCAGTGTTTGGACTGCTGAAGATCTTGCAGGCTTTAAGAAGACTGTGAGCGATCTCAAGAAGAGCAAGCAACAACTTCAGGACGTGATACTGGAAACCAACGTTCGTACTGAGATTGAACTCAGCGACGAAACTGTTGCAGTTCTGCAGGCCGAAGGGCTTGTTTGACAAAAGGTCCTTCGGGACCTTTTTTTGTATCCTAAAAATTTTGGGATAAAATATATTACTATCGCAAAGTGATATGAGCAACGATCTAGCAAAATTTTTAAACTCGCGCCGACGTCACAAAACTGATGTACACATTGCTCGGCAAGTTAAGATTGCCCGGCAACACGGTTTGGGCTTCAACGACAAACACATCAAAGAACCACATCGACATGCAAAACATCATGCCATGGATTGCGGAAATCCCAAATGTACATTGTGTGGCAACCCTCGCAGAAATGCTTGGTTCAAGAAAAATCGCTTAACAGCACAGGAACAGCGATTGTTCCAAGACACAGATCGAACAACAGATAAACACAGCAACGGACTACCACCAAATGAAGAAACTTGACGAACTAACCGGAATTACCAGCGGTGCCGCTGTAGAAGCAGTGGGCAATAGATACGATCTTATTTTGATTGCTGCTACTCGAACCCGCGAACTGCATGCTGGACACCAGCCCAAGCTGTTGAGCCGACACAGTGCCGGAGTTACGGCTCTGGGTGAAATTGAACACGGCTTGATTGGTCGCAGTTACTTGCTCAAAGACAGCCCACAACAACAACGCAATAGGCGCAGACCACAAAAGTAATACTTTTTACTACTTGACCCGAATCTCCTATTGTGTTATAATTGCACATTAGGAGATTTTTTTATGGCCTGGATTGAAAACGTTGCTGCGGCTGATGTTCCGTTAAGGTTCCATCACGAGGCTGGCCCAAACTCAATGCTGATCCAAATCATGGATCCTGCACCCAGTTGGTGGCCTACACCTGCTCACGAGTTCAAAGAAACGCATCGTTTTGAATTCCTGGATGCTGAAGACAATGACGGCTTTGCTGAAGAAGCAAAGATCTCGGATGAGCAAGCCGCAGAGATTGTGCGTCTGCTGAAACATGCTTTGGACAACAAAATGAACGTGGTTGTTCACTGCTATGCAGGTCTGTGCCGCAGTGGCGCTGTAGCAGAAGTTGGTGTGATGATGGGTTTCCAAGACACTGAGCGAACCAGGATTCCTAATCTGCGTGTCAAGCAAAAGTTAATGAAGCAGTTGGGTTGGACGTACGACAGCACTGAACAACCTTACAATCACGCCGAAGATTGGCGTAATACAAAAATTGGATGGGAGCGATAATGCCTCGTTGTTATCAAATGATTGGTGTGCCTGGATCGGGCAAGACTACCTGGATCAGGTCGCAAGACTGGGCCCAGGATTGTGTAATTGTAAGCACAGATGATTTTGTTGAAGACTATGCTCGCGAATGCGGGTCTACTTACAATGAAGTGTTTGACGATTACATGCCTACCGCTGTAAAGCTAATGGCAGAACAAGTTGTTCAAGCACGTGAAGCAGGCCGAGACATTATCTGGGATCAAACCAGTGTGTCAGAGAAGAGTCGACGCAAAAAGTTTTCAATGTTGCCCGACTATGAACACATTGCTGTGGTTTTTGCTGTGCCTGAGCCAGCAGAATTGGACCGCAGACTAAACAGTCGCCCAGGCAAGACTATTCCTTGGAATATAATGCAGGGCATGATTAAACATTTTGAGCAGCCCTCAGAAGAAGAAGGCTTCTCAGAAATTTGGAGAGTACAATGAAAAAGTGGATTACAAGTGATTTGCACTTTGGCCATGCTAACATCATGAAGTTCTGTCCCGTTACCCGTTATGGGTTTGCTGATGTAACGGACATGCGTGAAAAGATGATCGCAGAGTGGAATGCTAGCGTAGCACAGGAAGATGAAACATTCATCTTGGGCGACTTTGCGTTCTTGCCTGCCCGGGACGCTGTAGACATCTTGCGCCGTTTGAATGGCACAAAGATTTTGATCGAAGGAAACCACGATCGCAAATTGTTAAACGACCCTGCCTTCCGTGGGGAGTTCAAGGAAGTGCATCCTTACTTGCGATATAACCATGACGGACAGATTGTGATTATGTTTCACTATCCCATCCACGAGTGGGACCAGATGCACCGCGGCGCTGTTCATTTCTATGGACACGTTCACGGAGGCAAAACTGGCTTGGAAAAGTATCGCGCTCGAGACGTAGCGTTTGACGCTACAGGGCGAGTGGTCAGCGACTTTGACGCTATGATAGCAGATGCGTTAAAGGGAGAAATCCGGGCACACCACTGATGAAACTTCGCAAGTTTAAAGTATTGTCTGTTAAGTTAAACCCAGGCGGCCCAGGGCCAGAGCGATTATGGGAATGTGAGTGTAGTTTCATAAAAGACAAGCAACACATTCAACAGATGCTTTGGTCAATGGGCCGCACTGCCGACGAAGCAAAAAGAAAGTTAGAACAACGCTACGGTGGAAAGAACTAAAAAGTAATACTTTCGCAGTATTACCTTTTGGTTGACCCAAAATGCCCAAAATGCTATAATACAAGTGTTGAATAAGGAGTTAGCTATGGAAGGATTTACAATGCAACTTGACGGAATGGACGTGGTCCGCAAGGCACAAGTCTATGCCATAGCTGCTCACGCCGCAGTGGGACAAAGGCGCAAGTACACAAACGAGCCCTACATCGTTCACCCTGCAGAGGTTGCTAGCATTGTGGCGTCGGTTCCGGGTAGTACACCCGACATGGTTGCGGCTGCTTGGCTTCATGATGTTGTGGAAGACACTGGTTGTACCTTTACTGACATCCATCTTGCGTTTGGTGCTGACATTGCTGCTCTTGTTGGTTGGCTTACAGATGTGAGTCGTCCCGAAGATGGCAACCGTGCCGCTCGCAAGGCAATAGACCGTGCTCACACTGCTGAAGCACCTGCTGAGGCTCAGACCATCAAGCTCGCTGACCTTATCAGCAACAGTCGAAGCATTGTGGAACATGATCCTGAGTTTGCCAAGACTTACCTTGAGGAAAAGAGACTTCTCCTTGAAGTTCTTACTCGCGGTGATGCTGGGCTTCATGCTCGGGCCAGAGAGTTTGTAGGAGTTTGACATGACTTTAGAGGAAGCTAAGAATCTAAAGTCATTCAAACACTATTGTAATTGCGGCGGCTCTGCTTGGAATATGAACGGCAGAAATCCCGCAAGGCCTCATATGTCTTGGTGTCCTCAAATCGAAGAATATAACGAATGGTACGATTTGGTCGGTGAAGAGTTTTTTAAGAATTTGGACAGAAAAGAAATCAAATCAAAACTTAGTTATTCACGAATTGGATTAAGAAATGTTTAAAGATAAATTAAAGGAGTATGTAGAAACCTCAGGGCTGGTGAATATGAAGCCAGCCGGAGATGGTATCTATGTGCTAAAGTATAAGAAGAAGGTATTCTACGATAACCTGTGGAACGACTACATTGCCGAATGCCGCGGGACTATCGTAGATGCTGACTTCAATGTTGTAGCATACCCTTTCACAAAGATCTATAACTACGGCATCGAAAAGGAAGCGCCAGTCTTAGACAACGACACCCATGTCATAGCATATCGCAAAGTCAACGGCTTTATGGTATCTGTTACATGGCATGCAGGAGATCTGTTGGTGTCTACTACAGGTTCCACTGACAGCGACTTTGTGGGTTACGCAAAAGAAATGATGCTGACTCACATGTCGTGGGCAGACTGGCAAATGGCCTTTGCCGCAGACGACATGCGTGACTTGACTGTGATGTTTGAGTGTGTTCATCCCAATGACCCGCACATCATTCCAGAAAAGCCAGGCATGTATGTGCTGGGGTATCGTGAAAATTCATGGGGAGCCGAAGTGGGGCATAACCCTACAGTGTTGGAAATCATGAGCAAAGAACTTAACTGTTTCATGCCAGAAGTTTACCGGACCACTGTGGGCAACTTGGTTGAACAGACCAAGAATGTGCGCCACGAAGGTTTTGTAGCATACACCGAAGACGGACAATCTTTTAAGATTAAGAGCCCTTATTACCTTACAAGTAAGTGGGTCGCAAGGAATCCTAAAACCGATAAACTAGTCGACTTGAACAGAGACATTAAGCACAATATCGACGAGGAGTATTATGATCTCATCGATAAGATCCGTGCTAATATAGAAGCCTATACTGCTATGTCCGAACAAGAAAGACTAGAATGGGTTAGGGGGGTTTTGGGCTAATTTTTTAGTCCAGAAAAGGTGTTTAATATCGGGAAGCCGCTGACAAGCATTTACATAAGTGTATTCTTTCTTGGTGTCAACAATACATAAGAACTTCTGTTTTGACACCGAGTTGAGCACTTTAGAACTGTTTGGCGGCTTTCCTTTTTTAGCAATGCTTTTTTTCAGTTTGGTCTCGTCAGAGTCAGCAATGCCTTTTTTGAGTTTACTGTATAATCGTTTATTTTCTTCGGAGCATTTTCTACCTCGCATTTTAGCAAGGGCCTCGCTAGTGTGTTTCCGTCCGTAAAATGGATTCGCCTCACCTTTTCGGGAGGTTCCATACATTGGATTGTTTTTTCCGGATTGGTCCATGTCAGTGAAACTATCATATGCGGCATATGACTTGTTAATGTATAAGGGACTCTTGACGGCATCGACTTTCTTTTGAAATTCTCGCTCCCGGAGCGTAGCCTCTTTCCGATCATTGTGTGTTGAAATAATTTTTGTTTCAAACAGATGTGGGTTGTGAGCAAGTTCTTGTTTCCAGATAGATTTATATTCTCTTGAGCAAACTGAACCGTGATAGCCGTTGTTTACTTTTTCAACTGAACTTGACCCAATGTAAAAGGGTGGGAGTTTAGAACCTTTGTAGGTAGTTAGATAAACGCAGTAAATACTCATGCTGATTGCTTCTTGTAGCATTAGAGTCCCTGGATTTGTGGTGAATCGCGAGGGACACTTTTATTGACATGAAATATCTTTCATGCTATACTTATTTATACCGAAACGAATATTTGTCGATAAAATGAGCGAAGTGGACATGAGTTATGTGTATATCACACCAGATGATATTAAACCTGAATTTGGAGCCTGGAGTAATCGCAAAGAATGGTGTGAAAAGAATTGTAATGGCAAATGGAATTACCAACTACAAGGTAAGTTCGTTTTCAATGACGAAAAAGATTATGTGTTGTTTATGTTGAGGTGGTCGTGATCAAAAGACAATACCATTATGGCAACGAATATGGCGACGGCATCAATTCACAATACTTTAGAAATTTTCTAAACTCACTCGACGGTGAGCGTAGTATGTGGGAAATACTTGAGGAATACGGTGCCCGAAAAGCAAAGTGTAAAAAGAAATGGTGTTATAATGTTAAATGGCACGATGAACAAAAGTATATGATGTTTATGTTGAGGTGGTTATGAAAGACGAAAGTCACTTGCCAGTAAGTGAGCAGAGCCTGGTATTCAGGCTCCGCAAACGAGCAGAGATACGTAGGCAGATACAGGATCGTAAGTCAGTGCAAGAAGGTCGACCGGACCGTATTGCAGACTTGTTGGAAGAAGCTGCTGCTCGCATAGAGCAGTTAGAAGGTGGCGCCACGCCTTGACCTCTGTGAGAGCATGTTGAAGTAGCAGGCGGGTGAAAGGTAGGCGTTAGACGTCGAGCGGCAAGAACCAAATGCTTGCACCGTATTCGTAAGCGGTTTTATTTTAATAATTTTTTTACGCCTGCCAAATCGACTTTATGCAATGGCAGTTCTCTACCGTCGACCCGACCGTTGTTCCAAAGTCGAATTGCGGTTTCGAAATTGTCAACGAGCTCGTTGACAATACGCTTTTTAAAATCCCCGTAGAAATGCTCGAAGTTGTGCTCTAGCACAGGCATCATTTCTTGATGCATGTCTTGCAGATCACTGCGACTCATTGAACATAAACGTTGAGTTTGATCAACAATGGCTTGTAGTCGTTGATCGGGATCCTGGATGTTGTCGTAACTTTCGTCAATCCAGCGATCAAATGTTTCGAATCCGTAACTCTTGAGATATGCTAGATTACCAGGTGCTGCTGCTAACATAAACGGACGCTGTGCTACAATAGGTTTGAAAATCTTCTCAGTGAGATGCAGCTTATCGTAGTAAAACACTGTTTCTGTCACGATATGCCAGAATCCTGACTCCCATAATTCAATCTCCTGATTTCCAAAATCAGCACTGATATTTCCTGTGCTATTTTTTCGATCTAGTACCAATGCATTCTTGATATTTTTTTGAATCAACTTGCAGGCTGATTCACTGAGTTTGGTATGCGGATTTGCAATCTCTTGTTGCCAGGTTCCGTATTCAGTTTGCTCTAGCTGCAAACTTACATGCCCTTGATCTAATAGATTGCAATGAGCAAGACGTGCTACTAAGTTAAGGCGATAGCTGCGATCATTGACATAAAGTCGATTCAATGATAGATATGGTCGTGACCATTCTGAGTTGTGTTTGACATATTGTCCGTCTCTATACCAATCCAATGCAGCAAAGCCGTGAAAAAAGTAATACCAATCCTGATAATTCTGCTGCCTACAGACATCTTTTTTTAGTTTGCTAATTTCGCTGTTGGCCAACAGTTGGCATTTTTTACTTGAGGTAAATGTTGATAGATTTTTAACACTGTCGATGTAAATAGGTTCTTGATCAAAATAATAACAAGAATTTTCTAGGCTAGACGCTCTCTGAATCCTATACAGACTGGTTGCGTATCTTCCTCGACACAGATCTTTGAGGTCAACTGACCCGAACCGCAAGAACATTACGTCTTGTAAGTTCAGTGGTCCTAGTAGGTGTCGGTAGAGGATGTAGTAAAAATTTTCGATAGAAAACATAGCAGATTCTGTATTTAAACGGTAATACCCAAGTACTACATTTAATACCCGACCATTGTGTCGGGTTTCTCTTGGCCGGAAATTCGCGTTTTGCTATAATACATTTACTGAAGCAACAAGGAGTCCAAATTGAGCCAAGTTAAAGAACTAGTCCTGGACATCGAGTACCTGCTGGAGCAAGGCCGGAGCTTTGCCGAAGTAGCTCGTGAACTGGAAATTCCTATCAATTTTGTGATTGAAGCTGCTGAAGTAATTGAGCAAAGCCAATTGGAAGACTGTAGCCCTTACGCAACAATCAACAGTTGACCACAAATTCCCAATCCGTTACAATAACGACTTAACAACATTTTTCAACCCCCTCCGAAAGGTAATTATGTCTGATTCACGCACCGTCACTTCTACCCAGGCTCGCAAGTCCATCCTGCAAGCCTTCAAGGTTCAACGTCCCATCTTCCTGTGGGGCCCTCCTGGTATCGGCAAATCCGAACTGGTTGAAGGTATTACCAAAGAACTCGGCGGTGTCATGTATGACCTGCGCCTTGGCCAGATGGAACCCACTGACATTCGTGGTATTCCGTTCTACAACAAGGACACTGGTATGATGGACTGGGCGGCTCCTGTGGACCTGCCCGACGAAGCAACTGCTAGCCAGTATCCCATTGTCGTCTTGTTCTTGGACGAAATGAACTCGGCCCCTGCCTCAGTGCAATCGGCTGCCTACCAGCTGATCCTGAACCGCCGAATTGGCAAGTACAAACTGCCCAACAACGTTGTCATGGTTGCCGCAGGTAACCGTGAGTCGGACAAAGGTGTTACTTTCCGCATGCCGACTCCGCTGGCAAACCGCTTCATCCACCAAGAGATGAAGGTTGATTTCCCCAGCTGGCAAGAGTGGGCTGTGCAGAACAAGATTCACAAGGACGTGGTTGGTTACTTGAGCTTTGCCAAGCAAGACCTCTACGACTTTGACGCCAAGTCCGCAAGCCGTGCGTTCGCTACTCCGCGTAGCTGGAGCTTCGTGTCGCAACTGCTGGACGACCAAGTGGAAGACGACACCCTGGTTAACCTGATTGCAGGTACTGTGGGCGAAGGTCTTGCTGTGAAGTTCATGGCACACCGCAAGGTTGCCAGCAAGATGCCGAACCCTGTGGATATCCTCAAGGGCAAGGTCAAGGACTTGCAGGTCAAAGAAGTTTCGGCTATGTACTCGCTGGTTATCAGCATGTGCTATGAGCTCAAGGGTGCGGTTGAGAACAAGACCGCAGACAAGGACTTCCACGAGATGGCCGATAACTTCCTGGGCTACATGATGAAGAACTTCGAGACTGAGCTGGTTGTGATGGGCGCTCGTATTGCTCTTACCACATACGATCTGCCGTTCCTGCCTACCAAGCTCAAGAACTTCGACGAGTTCCATAGCCGTTATGGCAAGTACATCCTGCAAGCTAGTGCTTGATAGGTGAGGGGGTGGGGCAGTGGCAACACTGCCCCTTTTTCTATGAAGTACAAGGTAACTAAACTCGATGGGCGTTATTCCTACAGTGCCAGTTTTTGCTGGTGCCTAGAGTTTACTCGCAGTGAATGGAAGGGCTCGGGTGTGCTGGATTTTGATCAAGCACGGCGTTGGATGAATGAGACCTGGGGCTGGAGTCAAGACGTTGAAACCATGAACGACATGGCCCGAGAACTCAACAAAAAATTTCAACCCTGGGACGACATAATTAATCGGCATTGGGCCTACTCTATCAAGTATCGAGACTATCGCATATATCTCAAAAGCGATGCTGAACTGAGTTGGTTTCAGCTAGCTCACCCAAATGAAATCTAAAGTCATTGTCAAAAAGAACTTGATTATCTTTCGCAACCGCGGAGAATGGTCAGATATCTATGCTCGGATTCTCAAAGAATTTGGCATGGGCATGGCTGTGCGTACACGACTGCGTCGCGAACTAGGGTTTACATATCGCACTTACCAAGAGTGGATTGTGTTTGATCGCACAGGGGATCGCGAACGCCGGTATTGCGAAGAACAAGTACACTTAGATTTTTACAACGAAGCCGCGCAGAGTTGGTTCCAATTAAAATATCTAAATTTGTAAATTTTTAGACATAAATAATAGTCTTCATTTAGCTTCACCTCTAGTATGTTTACAAACCACAAACCCGTGGATACCACGGCTCCGTTGTCTTTCTTTTCTCACCAAGGATACTATGTAGTTGGCAAAGATATTTTTCGTAACAAGGTATACGCTATGCAAGAAGCGACCAGAAAACGAATGTCGCCCGAGGAAATGCGTTGGGTGTTTAACGACGAAACATTTAAAAAATTAGACTGGAAAAACTCATCTGGTGTATCGTTAACTGAACTGTATAGGATGCGGGCACAGCAACTCCGTGAAAAATATAATTATTTGATTTTGACGTTCAGTGGCGGTGGCGACAGCACCAACGTGCTAGATTCCTTCATTCTCAATAACATCCACCTTGACGAAGTAGTAGTGACTTGGGCAAGATCGCAAACTGCAGGCAGATATACGCCTAGTCTGAACACTGATGCTACGAATTACAATAGCGAATGGGACTTTCTTGTAGAACCAAAATTAAAATGGCTAGAAAAGGTTGCGCCAAAGACAAAAATTACTATTCTAGATAATTTCGAAGACATGCGCCCCGAAGAACCTTATGACGATTTTATGTCACTGACTGGAAAACATGGCTGGCAGTCAATCAAGAGATGGGCAGGGGTCGACCAGTTACTAATGTCACGGCAAGAGCAACACAAGAATTGTGCAGTGATAATGGGTGTTAACCCTCCACTTGTGTGTCGACTTAAAAGACATTTTTTGGCTTTTTTTGCCGATGGCCAAACAACTACGTACATGTCTGATTATACGCCACGTGGCGAAAGAAAAATAGAATTTTTTTATTGGACTCCAGACATGCCCGAAATTGTCAAAGAACAATCTCATGCACTTTTAAAAAATCTAAAGTTGAATCCACAGTTTCAGAATCTGATTCAAGAAATTCAAATCAACAAATCTGAAACCACAACCAAACTTACCAAAAGACAACGTGAAGATCAACGTCGTTGGATTAAGTCTGTTCTATATCCAACATATGACTATCAATCTCTTCAAGTTGATAAAAACAGCAGACCTATCGGTCGATCGGAATGGTTTTCGTGGTTGTTTAACAACCCACACTCAGAAGAAATTGTTCAGCCACATTTTAGTGCTGTAACGTCTCATCAGAATATCATTGATCCACGGTTTTTTGTATCAGAAAACGAAGAAGTGTGCGATTACCGTCCTTATTTTTCAAAATTTTATTACATAGGAGATTTGTAAAATGTTTCATTTTTTAAGGAGAACCAAGTTGAAACTTATTAATTTATTAAAATCATTTGCTATAGTACTAGGTATTTCAGCAAGTTCAGCTCTATTGCCAGCGGCTGCTAGCCAACCTTGGCCCGCCAGGCCAATTCAGATCATTGCACCAATCGATGCCGGGACTTTGCAAGATACTCTCGCTAGAAAGCTGGCAACTGATTTGTCAGCTCGGTGGAATCAAACTGTGACCGTGGTCAACCAGCCCGGAGCAGCAGGCGCACTTGGCACAAAGACCGTTGCTGACTCTCCGGCCGACGGATATACCATTGGACTAATTAGTGCAACCTTTACTGGTACTATGGCTACCAGAAACAACTTGCCATTCAGCAGAGATAAACTCACTGGTGTAGTAAAATTTGCCACACAAGAGTTTATAATCTTTGCTAACAAAAATGCACCGTTTGACAACGTTCAACAGATGGTTGCCTTTGCTCGCGCCAACCCGGGTAAACTGGACTACGCAACACCCGGAGCAGGTTCTTATGTGAACATAACCATGGAGCACTTGGCCAAAACACAAGATTTACAATTTGTTCACGTGCCGTATCGCAATCTAATGCAAGCAGCACCTGACGTAGTCGGTGGTCGACTCCAGATGATGATTACCAGTGCAAATAGCACCTTGGACGGATTGGTCTCCAAAGGAGACATGAAGATTATCGGGGGACTAGGAAAAACTCCAAAGCACAAAGGCACAGCAATTCAATCGTTGTCCTTGGTATCGCCCTCGGTGCATGCAAATGGTTATTATGGAATCGTTGTTCCTGCTGGTACACCTGCCCCGGTAGTAGAAAAGATCCACAAGGATGTAATTGACATTGTCTCTGCTCCTGCATTCCAACAAGCGGTTATTACACTAGGTGGCCTCCCTGCACCAGCTAGTGTGCCAGGCGAGTTCAATCGCTGGATCGACGACGAAGTTGAAAGACTTAAAAAAATCATTGTGCAAGCCAACGTAAAGATTGAGTAAGTACAAAGTATACAAAAAGCTCGCTTAGGCGGGCTTTTTTGTGGCCGCACTACACAGATACACAAATCATCTAAAGAATTGCTGTAAAACGCCCGAAACCCAAAAAATGTATACTTTTTTAGTACTACTTTTTTGGTTGACCCAAAATCGCCAATTTGCTATAATATACACATAGAGCAGCAAAAAGGAGCACTTGATGGAATACGCAATCGGTTACATCGCAATCGCTTTCATCATCCAAGCAATCGCCGCAATCCGCGCACCCCACAATGACGCACAGACTGTATTTGTTGCCAGCTGGTTCTGGATTGTGATTCTGCCCTTGGTTGCCGGTTCGTTTGCCCTGGACGCTGTTGGTTGGAAATTTGACATGATGCGTAGTCCCAAGTGGGTTGGCTTCCGCCGGAGTCCTAACCCCCAAATCACTGGCTATGCTGTGAGCCTGCTGAAGTTCGAGTTCCAACTATTCAAAGTGAAAGCCTAACATGTCAGTCTACATTGTCATCCGCAACGATAAAATTGATTCTGTGTTTCTAACCCAAGAACAGGCTCAGGCACACATAGACAGCATCAAAGGTTGGAATCTTTGGAAGATCATTGAAAAAGACATCGAAGGAACATTGGTATGAACATCCAAACTGTAGCAGAAAATCTGCGTAACACAATCGCCGGCAAGGAAGAATTGCTGAAACATATTCGTGCTAAAATGTTGTACGAAGATGTGACTGGCAATGTCATGGCTAACCGAGCAACACATGACTTCCTTGAAATCAACATTGGCGAACTCAAGCGTATCCTACAGGATGTAGAGAAGTGTTGCGAAAAAACCACATACGATAGTTGGAAAGAGAATCCAGATCGCATGGGCGGGCAGTTCACTGACGAAGAAATCAGCCGCGCCAACGAGTGGCGTTGACCAATAATTCACCCCGTGTTATAATATACACATATTCACACAAGGACTCACATGCACTACTTCAACTCTGACGTTCTTCATGCTCGTGCTGGCACCACTGCCAACAAAGACGACAAAGAAAAATTTGCCAATCTCATTGGTCCCATGGACCCCAAGCTGGACCGTGAAGTCCGCGAAAAACTGATCACTGCCCGTGTGGGTCTCCTGCTTCGTGCCAGCTTCTTTGGCAACTTGGCTACCCGACTCAAGCTGGTCAACGCCGACGAATGGTGCGGTACTGCTGCCACAGACGGCCGCCACTTCTACTACAACAGTCGCTTCGTGAACATGCTCCGTCCCAAAGAGATCGAGTTCCTGTTTGGCCACGAAGTGCTTCACTGTGTGTATGACCACTTTGGTCGCCGCGGCGATCGCGATCCCAAGATTTGGAACATTGCCAACGATTTCTGCGTCAACGCAGACTTGGTTGAACACCGTGTTGGCGAGAAGATCACCACAGTGCCTTGCCTTTTTGATCCCAAGTACAAAGGCATGAGTTCCGAAGAAGTCTACGATGACTTGATGAAGAACGCACAAAAGATCAGTATCGACGACCTCATCAATCAAATGATTGACGAGCACTTGGACGGCGAAGGCGACGGCGATGGCGAAGGTGAAGACGGCGAAGGCAAAGGTCGTCCCAAGCTCAGCGAAGCTGAAAAGCAGGCCATCCGCGACGAGATCAAGGAAGCCATGCTGGCTGCGGCTGCTACTGTGGACGGTGCTGGCAACTTGCCCGCTGGTGTCAAGCGACTGATTCAAGAGCTCACCGAGCCCAAGATGAACTGGCGCGAACTGCTTCGCATGCAACTGGAGTCTACTATCAAGTCGGACTACACCTGGATGCGTACTGGTCGCAAAGGCTGGCACATGGACGCTATCATGCCTGGCATGAAGCTGGATCCCATGATTGACATTGCTGTGGCCATTGACACTTCGGGTTCAATCGGCGAAGCCATGCTCAAGGACTTCCTCAGCGAAATCCAAGGCATCATGGACTCGTTCCCTGCTTACCGCATTCATGTGTTCTGCTTCGACACTGAGGTTCACAATCCTGCTCAGTACGATTCTGACAACCTGGATTCCATCACTGAGTACGAACCCGGTGGCGGCGGCGGCACTGACTTCACTGCTATCTACGACTACTTGAAGCGTGAAGAAATTGAACCCAAGCGTATGGTTGTGTTCACAGACGGCTACCCGTTTGGTTCGTGGGGCGATGAGAACTACACCGACACTGTGTGGATCTTGCATGGTACCACTACCATTGTTCCGCCCTGGGGCCAATACGCCTACTACGAAGAAAGCAAGGAATGAAAACAGCATTGGCTGTATTTGGTGGGTTTGTATTGTGCCTGGCGATACTAGGTTCATTGAACATTGGCAACTTTGTGCTAATGTATAGCCCAGACAAAATTTCTTGCACCAAAGGAGTCGAAGAATGATTGAACTGCGTTGGTTGGTGCCTGTAGAAGGCGAAAAGAAACTACAGTATCGTCAACAAGTTGATGTCACTGTGCGAGCAGGTATGTGGGATCGTGAATCTACTTCGGCCACTGCCAACATGCAGTGGTCCAGTTGGCGAGATGTTCCTGTTGTTGCTGAACGTGATCCTAGTTATCCTTGAGGAAAGAACATGGAAATCAAATGGGTTATGATTGGTATTGCTGTAATGTTTGGCGGTATGTTTGCTGCCATGGGCGTAGAGAAATACAGTGAATCACAATGTCGCATCGAGGCTATCAAGGCCGGCGTCGAAGCAGACAAAATCAAAACGGCCTGTGGGATTCGATAACATGTCGAGAATGATTTTGATTTGGCTGGTTCTCAGTGTTGCCATTGGTTTTGGCATCAGTGCCTGGCGCAGCCTAGCTGGCAAAGAGCAATGGCAGTTGACGAAATATATTGCCTATGCTACAATGTGTTCACTGTTAGCAGTTGTCGTGTTAGCAGGACTGGTAGTTTTCTTCTAAGGACTAACAATGTTTCCTGACTTTCTTTTGAGACCTTTGTATTTTGTACTTGGTTTCGTTCTGTGTTTCTTTCTTTTTTCTACTGGAGTTCTTTAATATGAAACGTTTTGGTTTTATGGCTGCTGTTTTGGGCCTGGCTGTTTTGGCCACTGGTTGTACCCGTATCGAAACTGGTGAAGTTGGTGTGCGAGTTGGTTTTGACAAACAAGTCAAGCCCGGCGAACTTGAGCCTGGTAGTTTCAATCAGGTGTTGATCGGCGATGTGCTGACTTTCCCTTACAAGGACGTCAACGTGGTTCTGGAGAATATGACTCCTGTTGCCAAAGACAACAGTACCATGAAAGACCTTGATGCTGTGGTTGTTTACAACATCAACAAGAATCAAGCCGCAGAACTGTATAGTTCTAAGAACCGTAGCTTCCACGCTGACTTTAAAGGCGATGTGTACCTGATGTACAACTACGTGGTTCAAAATGCTCGTAATGCTATCTACAAGGCTGCTCGTAAGTACGAAGCATTGGACATGGCGGACAATCGAGACAACATGGAAAACTTCATCAAGGAAGAAATGACTAAGAATCTTGCTGAAGAAAAGCTGGACGGTAGTATTACTATTACACAGGTCATGATTCGTAATGTAACTCCTGCTGATAGTGTTGTTCAGAGTGCCAACGAACTGGTTCGTAGCAAGAACGAACTCAAGCAGAAAGAAATTGAAGTCAAGACTGCTGAAGCAGAAGCACGTCGAATGGCAGCACTGGCCAACAACAGTTCCAGTTCCATTGCGTTCATGAATGCCCAAGCTGCTCTTAACATCTCAGAAGGTATCAAGAACGGCAAGGTGCAGACTATTGTTGTACCCAGCAACATGACCAGCTTGATGCTGCCCAAATAAAGGAAACAATCATGCCCACAGTTTACACTGAAGTTGAAGTAGACGTAGATCTTGACAGCTTTGACGACGATGATCTTATTGAAGAAATCGAGCGTCGTGGGCTTGACCTCAACACCAAATACATCAGCGGTGACGAAATGCGTGAGCTGTTGACTCGGGTCTGGCAGAATCGCAGAGAAGGCAAGGACTATCAACGCGACTTAGATCAACTGATTTGGTATGGTATCGGAAAGATTGTATGAGCTGGGAAGATATTAGAGACGCGGCTAGCTATTTTATCTACGGTGCTGTGTTAGGATACTTCTGGCATCCTATTTGGGCAATTATCAAGAAAATTGTACATGAAGCAAAGGTGGCAAAAAATGAGTGGCGAAAACCCAACCCGTGATCGATTTGATCTCGAACAAGAAATCCTCGAGTGCTGGCGAGTCACCGAGGATATCAAGCTTTTTACAGAGCAAGGTGCTGACATCACTGTGTTGAGTCAGTACTACGAACAAAAGTTTCAAAGACTCTGGAATACGTTTGAACAACTAACAACTGAAAGAAAAATTACATGAGCAAGTTTCGTGAATGGTACGTTCAGCACCAAGATGCTATTACTTGGTTCCTTGTTGGCTTGCTGACATCGGGCATGATAGAACAGTTGGCCAAGGCTAACTATGGCCTAGCTGTACTGTCAGCAGTGCTGATCTGGGCCAACTACAAAATGCTTGATTACAAGATAAAGTAATGGGCAACCAAACTGATTACTTCAACCGGATTGGCTACAGGCCCACTTACGAAATCGGCGACCGCGTGATTGGCAAATGGAACAAGATTCCATTTGTAGGTACCGTAGGCAACGACACAGTGATCAGTGAGCTGGAAGGGCCGCGCATTAGCGTACACTTGGACCTTCCTATCAAATACAAAGATCAAATACGCACAGTGATCTTTGTGCAACACCGAGATGTAAAGCCATATCGATGAACAACGAACGTGATCAAGTAATCCTAGAGATGTGCGTTTCATATCGCCCGGATTACCATGTTGTCAAACTGCCCACTGACCCTCCTTGGCTAGTGGGCATGACTGATTTTGAGCGTGAAGGATTGTGGCGCACCATGGCTGACATCTACGATAATCAAATAAAACCAAAAACAAACAATGAAAAAACAACTACTAGAAAACGTAAAAACAGACACCAGCGGAAAGTGGGTTAGCATCGAGAACGTCGAAGCTCTGGTCGAATCTGTGGTAGCAGAAGCTATTTCGGCTGTGGAAGGCACTGGCAAGCAATGTGCATACACCACTCATGATTTGATTGCTGTAAACTGCACCATTGATCAATGTGTGCAATCACTAAAAACTCATTTTGGGTCGGCATAAAAATACAGCGCAGATATATTCATCTTAAATATTTGCATGGAAAACGCTCAACTTACCCTTACCGACATTGTATCAGTAAAGAATCTCATTGAAGCCGCAAGCACTAGAGGTGCATTCAAGGCTCATGAATTAAAGTCTGTCGGCGAACTGTACGAGAAGATTGCTCGCTTCATCGAAGTTAGCATGCCTCAAGTACAAGAGCCACAGACCGACCAAGCACAAGGAGAAACAAATGCTTAAACATATTGGACGTCATGGCGATCGCAAGGTTGCTATCTTGTTTAGAGAAGTACCCGGTGAAGATCACATGTGCCTTGTGATTTATCCCGAAACATTGCCCACTCACATCCATGATTCAATCATGAAGACTCTAGAGAGTCCAGTGGGCCAGCAGGCCACCAACTTGGCAGATGCTCTGCATCGCAACTTGCTGCCCGATGGTCGTGTGCAATTAGAAGCACTGCACCGCGAAGGCATGATCAAGAAGATCCCTACTAACCAAGTTATCGTTACGCCCAACGCTACTAGCTCAGTCAAGCTAGACGAACTCAACCGCATTGTGCGCGAAATGGAAATGGGCGACGATGCTCGCAAGCGTTTGGAGCAGCTAGACCAAAGCAAAGGCTTGGTTGATCCTGCTGTGAAGCGTGAACAGGAACGTGAATTCAAGCGCCAGCGTCTGGAGCAAGAAGCAGCTCAACGTGCTCGTGGCGAAATGCCGCAGCCAGTGACTGCCGACGGTGCATTGGATGACAAAAACTTGGCAACCACTATGTTGAATCAAGCCAAGAAAATGGAAGTTGAAGCCAAAGGTCTTATCGCGGAAGCAGCCCGCATGAAGAAAGAAGCTCAACGTATGTACCCAGGTGTTAATCTTGACGGCTTTACTGAGCCAGCACCTGTTGCCACTCCAGCTGCTACTGAACCCGTGAAACGCAGCCGTGGTCGCCCTAAAACAAAGGCAGTGACTCCGGATGCAGTTCAATGAAGAAGCTCTGAGCAAGTGGGAAAAACTGCTGAGCGAAGTTAACAAGACAGAAGTACCACTTGAATGCATTAAAAAAGTTATTGTGAAGCTGTCGGGTAAACGACAGCACACAATCAACTTACATACGCTACGAAAGCAAGGTCTAGACATTGAAGAAATCGAAGTTATCTTGACCAGGAAACTGGCCGAGCTCGGAGATGATATTCGTGACCTAGACTTTGTGGTTGATATCGTAGCTGTAGCAGAAATTGTTCAACCCGAAACCGATAAACTACTCAACGGACTATAAATATATGGATGTTAAACTTGTCTCCTATTCACAGCCAACCGACGAATTTGCAGACCGAGGCATTGACAACGTACAGGAACTCATTGCCTATTGCGCCCGCGTCTCCAACCCGGCCAACCAATTCAATACCGAAACATCAGATCGACTCATCCGGTACCTTATTAAACACCAACACTGGAGTCCTCTTGAAATGGTGTCGGCATGTATGGAAATTGTTACTACCCGGGACATCGCTCGTCAGATCCTCCGTCACAGAAGTTTCAGTTTCCAAGAGTTCAGTCAGCGATATGCAGACCCCACCGCCGAACTCGAAAGTGCGTTTGTATTACGAGACGCAAGATTCCAGGACACCAAGAATCGACAAAACAGCATAGACATCGATGCCGAAGATGAAGCCCAACGTCTGTTGGCCATTGAGTGGGAACGTGCCCAAAAGCGTGTGTTGTATGCTGTGGAAAAGGAATACAAGTGGGCCATTGCCAACGGTATTGCCAAAGAACAAGCCCGCGCTGTGTTGCCCGAAGGACTCACTGTCTCTCGCATGTATATGAACGGTACACTGCGTAGCTGGATTCACTTTATCGAACTGCGTAGTGCCAACGGTACACAAAAAGAGCATCAGCAGATTGCACTGGAATGTGCCCGAGTCATCAGTAAAATCTTTCCAATGGCCAATGACCTTGTAGCATAATGATGCTATAATGTAGCATGGCTATTGTACGAAACCATCAAGCAGAATATTCGCACTGGCGTCCCGAGGAGGTAAGAATCATCGATGACGTACCAGTGCGTTTTTCTGACGTATGTGTTCATGAGTTCATACTCAGCGACGTAGACGATGTAGAAATTTATGCGGCTGCTCCAATTTGGGAATGGCAGCAAAGCGCCGCAGGTTGTTGGGTCATGGAGCATGCTATCAACAAGCCTTATTGGATACAGCACATGGACACAATAGGATATAGATACAAAATACGCATCATGGCTAGACTCAGTGACAAGGATCAAACATTCTGGAGGCTCAAATGGGCTGGACGCAACACGTAGAGTATATAGACGCCGAAGATGTTGATATCCCAAGGGTGATCAAGAAGCAGGTATGGAACGGCAAAGAATTTATACCTGTTGTTATGTACAGACGCGATGGGGTGCTTAACGATGCAAAGAAGACATGGTTATTCGAGCAGTTTGGCGCACGTGGGCCTCGTTGGGACTACAGCTTAACTGGTAATTTTTATGTAATGGACGAACAAGTTTATGCTTGGTTCAACTTAAAATGGGGAAAGTAAATGAGTAAGTTTTTAATCACAGGCGGGCATGGACTCATCGGTCACAATGTTGTGGCTCGACTACAAGAACGCGACGAAGAAGTTGTAGTGGTAGATACACACACTACCTATGGTATTATTCCGCAAAGCGAAGTAGACTACCTAATGAAGGAACGTCTAGCCAAGCTGCGACATCACACTTGGTATCCTAATTCTATAACTGAAGCAGATGCCATGGAGCGTATTATTTCAGAAGAAAAGCCCAGCACTATTATCCACATGGCCAGCTTTCCTAGACAAAAAGTTGTCAATGCCGACCCGCGCCATGGCAGCGAAGTCATGATGACAGGGTTGATCAACTTGCTCGAGAGTGCCAAATCGCACGGTGTTGAGCGTTTTGTGTACATCAGTTCTAGCATGGTTTACGGTGACTTTGAAGATCAAGTGCTAGAGGATGATGATTGTAATCCGCAGGGGCAATACGGCATCATGAAGCTTGCAGGAGAACACCTTGTCAAAGATTACGCTCGCCGAACTGGCATGGAATACGTTATCATCCGGCCTTCGGCTGTTTATGGTCCGCTGGATGTTGAAGATCGCGTGGTTGCAAAATTTATGCTTACCGCAATGCGTGGTGGAACCCTCAAGGTTAATGGCGCCGGGGAGACGCTGGACTTTACGTATGTGGATGACGCTGCGGCTGGCATTGTTGCAGCATCAACTCGCATCACGAGCAAGAACAATACTTACAATATTACTAAATCTCATTCAGTCACCCTGCTCCAAGCCGCCGAAATGGTGGTTGATATTGTGGGCAAAGGCAGCATCGATGTCCGCGACAAAGACGCAGACTTCCCCAGCCGAGGCGCCTTAAATATTGATCGTGCTAGGACCATCTTGGGCTACGACCCCAAGGTTGATGTGGAAGAAGGCTTCCGCGAGTACTACAAATGGTTGAGCACCAGCGAGTATTGGAAATGCCAACTACCACAGGACTAACAATCCCTTTTACTGGTCTTCGAAAACAGTACAACTCACTGCGTACTGAAATCCTGGACGTCACTGACGAAGTGTTGCGTTCAGGACAACTTATGAACGGCAACAACACTGCCGAACTCGAACACTGGCTTGCTAAAAAGAATCGTGTAAAGTATGCTGTAACTTGTCACTCAGGCACGCAGGCGCTAGAAATCATTGCAGAATATTGGGCTACTCAACTAACTCTGCATCCTAAAGTATTCATGCCTAGCTTTACATACGTAGCTACAGCCAATGCGTTTATACGTGCTGGCTGGGACATACATTTCATTGACACCGATGCCTATGGCATCATGGACGACACAAAGTTTCCCCAAGGCGTGGACTATGATGCTGTGGTCCTTGTGGGTCTGTACGGCAAGTCAATCACACACTCTGCTCATGTACGTAGTTGGAATACCTGGGTAGCTACCAACACCATTGTAATTGAAGATGCTGCCCAGCACTGGCTGGCCAACGATTGTACTCGTATCGGCGATGCTGCTGCTATCAGTTTTGATCCTATGAAGAACTTGGCTTGCTACGGCAATGGTGGTGCTGTGGTCACAGACAGCTTGGACTTGGCTGAGTTTGCTAGAGCATGGCGAGACAATGGCAAGCCTAATCACAACTATGCTGGCACGAACAGCCGTATGAGTGAAATAGACTGTGCTACTTTGCTAGTCAAAGCACAGTACCTTGACCGCTGGCAGGCACGTAGGGCACAAATATCCGATTACTGGCGAGAGCGTTTTGCCAGCAATAACAAAATTCGCTGCTTGATTGACGAAAGCAATGCACACAATCACGCACATCACAAGTTTGTGATTGACATTGACAGCAGAGATTCTGTGCGTCAAAAACTAGCCGATCGCAAGATTGAAACCCGCGTACACTACGAGCGTCCTATTCATGAGATTGATGTGTATCGCCAATGGCCTGGTCCTGATATGTTGGCTGTGAGTTCTAGTCTGGCACGCCGTGTACTGAGCTTGCCACTGTATCCAGAACTCACTGACCTAGAAGTCGAATACATATCCGACCAAGTTATTTCTTGCGTTTCTTAAGAGATATTTTAGCCTTAGTTTCGTCAGACAACTTTTTTCCTAATTTAGATTGCCGCATTTTTTCTCGCGTCTGTTCACTAATAGGAGGACGATTTTGTGCAGCCTGTTTATACTTGGCCGATACTTCCGGTAACCGGTTTTTATGTGCTTCGCTCATTTTACGGCGAGTTTCTTCTGACACAGGCTTTCTTCTTTTGTGTGCTTCAGCAAGTTTTTGACGAGTTTCTTCGGAGTGCTTTTTTCCAGTATTCCAAGGCACAGAACCTAATTTTGATTGACTAATCTTTTGTTTTACATTGCTTGGCATGATCCAACCGGAGTTGCTTTCCCCACCATCGGTTAAATTAATCAAGCAACCAGTTTTTTGATCTTTACGCCCATACCAACGAATGTATCTTCGTTCTAGTGCTAGGGCGCCTACCTCGGTTAGGTTGCATTCTAAAAATACAATGCGGTTTATATCTTTTGGAAAACTTCTGTGATTTTTAGCATAGGCTCTGTTATCTTTGCCCTTGCCAATGTAATAAGGTGTGCCATCTTTACGCAGATATGCGTAAACGTAGTAAATATTCATGCTGTGATTCCTTTACAATCATAGAGTAGTTGGGAACGCCAATTCCGCGAACTACACTTTTATTTATATTTTTAGACTAAATATTTGTATGAAAACTCTACGCGAAATGATGAATTTGATTGAGGCTGCTCAGCAACCAGTAGCAGAAGGCCCGGCTTTTGATAAGTGGGCAGATGAAAGAGCAGCATCACAACTTTACAAACTAAGACCCGGATTTGATGGCACAGATGCCGCAGGTCGTCCAGTGGATCAAGAATTGGTAAAGCGACAGGAAAAATACTGGAATCAAGCGGCCAAAGAAAAAAAACAACAAGAACTAAAGCGTAGTAAAGAACTTAGAAAGCCGGGCGTAGCCGAAGCAACACAAGACTTAACTACTATTTCTACCGAACGACTAAAAGCATACCTTGCTAAAAATTGGGGCGGCGGGGTTCCGGCATTTGGTACAGGGGCAATGTGCCGTCGTGTCATGGCCGAACTAAAGCGTAGAGGAGAAAGTTTAGATGAAGGTTTGGGCAAAGACCTAAAGCGTTTGGCCACAGGTAAGGACGTCAAAAGCCGTGCCGGACAAGAGATTGCTCGAGCACAGCAAGCCAGTATGACTGGAGATAACAAAACTGCTAACAAGCATTTCAAACGTTATGACAAGTTAGACAAGTTAGCGAACAAAGAGCAAGGTGTAGCAGAAGACCAACTTGAAGAAACCACACCGGACGCACTAGCAAAAATTGACGAATTAACCCGCAAATAACATATATCAGCGATCAGGTGTTAAGTTGCGTCGCATAAACGCATAACTAGCCAACCAATCCCACTCGTAACTCTTCCGCAGGGCGTTAAAATCGCCCTGAACTTCTTCATAGTAGGCCACAGCATCTTCGGCGCCCTTCATGCTCCATTGGCCTTTGCTGCTGTCTTTAGTGAGCCAGGTGTTGAGGCGGTATTCACTTTCCACGTCGGGCATGCTGGCTCGAAGTTTTAGTACCTCGCGGAATGCTGTGCGCCAGGCCATCCAAGGCGTATCATCATAGTAAGCAGTGCCCGAATTGATAGGCACAACTTCGTGGGCGCTGTCTAGCGTAAAGTCCAGCCCATGTCCAGTATTTGCTAATACCAAGTCACGGTTGTAGGCAATCATAGCTTGGTGACCGTACTCTAACCCATTGACAGGGTTATTTGCGTGGAAAATATAGTGCTTGGGCTGCTGCATGCGGTCCGGTTGCCAATCCCAAGGAAAGTCCATGCGTACATGTAGCTTGGCAAACACCGCAAAGAACCAAGGTGTCGATGACGCACGGGCCGCAGCATGATAAGCAGCCACTCGTCCGTTGATGCCATCCACGCGATGCAGAAGATTGTTCTTGTTGTAAGTGCTGTCTAATAAACGACCGTAATTTTGTTCAGCACTGTATTCGCCGTTGCTGATGAATACAATGTCCAAAGGCCGATCTCCCATACGACGATTGTTGGTTTTGTCTATGTGCGGGTAGTCGTACAACTGTGTCTGGATACTGCCTTTGGCTGCTTTGGGTACAATTACTGCACTGGCGCCTAGGCTCAATGGCACAATGGTTCTTGTTTCGTCACGCCATAAACTAACAGTAGGCCGGGTAATAGGCTCGCCATTGACAGTGAACATTGCTAGTGGGCCTGACCAATCTGTGTTCTTGATCACATCAACATGACTGTCGCTGTCGTGCTCAAACACAGGCATGGGTCTACGTGGCACACCTTTGCGTGATACAAAGTTCACACTATACCATTCCATCAATGCTTTCTTTTCAGCACGTTGAGCAAAGGTAGGAACGTGCATGTAGAAAGTATCGCCAAACTTTTGATCATTGCTAGGGAACACATGCAGCATTGTGCTCTGCCATTTCTCTGGGTGCCATGTAAAGTCAAAGTTTGAATAGTCACAGATGCTACTACACACCCACACAAACTCATGCTCGCCTTGCAAGCTCTTGGCCAAGCGAATCAACGTATCTCTGTAATTGTCAAAGAAACGTATCCTTTTGATAGCACCCGGGATCTTGCCAGCATTGCCGTCCATGTGATCAATTTCAACAATGGGCACAGTTTCTACTTCGATCTTGATCTCAATGTGTTCAAGGTATTTGATTTCTGTTGCGCCGGGTACAGTGTACACAGGACCCCCGGTCTTCTGGTGTTGTGTAGCAAACTGATAGATGTAAGGAGGTTCACCGGGATCGGGTACCCAGGAGAAGTCCACAGTGTCAGGATTTATGCCTACTGGCAACGTCCAGTTGGTTTGATCAGGCAGCAACTCAGCACGTGGCCAGTCTACATACTTTGTAGGCGTGGATTCATCAGCATCGGGATGCAGCCATTCAATGGTAGGCATAACCTCTGCTGAATGCCATTGGTTGCCAAACACATAGCGGTAAGGTTCATCGCCGGGATCTGGTTGCCATGAATAATCAAATGTGTATTTGTTGTCGACGAGACTACGCCAACCTGTGTTGTTGGGCAACAAACGAGCTACAGGTTCCATCATGTATTTGCGTTCTGTTGCTCCAGGTACTGTGTAAGTCACTGTGGGCCACTTTTCTGCAGGCCACCATTGATTACCAAACACATAGATGTAGGGTGGGTCCCCAGGATCCGGCACCCAGCTATAATCCCACTCACAGTCCTCTATTGTATGCCAATGATTGCTGTGGCGTTCGGGCAGTCGGGCCACAATGTCATGCATGTATTTTTTCTCTGTAGCACCAGGCACTCGATACTCAACTGTTGACATTATTTCCGCAGCATGCCATTGGTTACCGAACACATAGATGTAAGGTGGTGAACCAGGGTCAGGATGCCAGGAGTAATCAAACGATTCTACTGCACAGTGCTGGTAGTAGTGTGTTGTGTTAGGCTGCACACGAGCGATAATGTCATGCACATACTTGCGTTCAGTAGCACCGGGTGCATGATACTCAACTGTGGGTTCAACTTCTGCTGAGTACCATTGATTGCCAAACACATAGATATAGGGTGGGTCAAACGGGTTAGGTTCCCAGCTATAATCAAATTCTTCAACATTTAACAGCACACGCCAATTGTTGCCGTAATTAGGCAGGCGCTGTGTGCGTCGATCCATGTACTTGCGTTCAGTGGCACCGGGTACATGGTATTCTACGCTGGCTTTGAACTCAGGTTCGTTCCACTGATTGCCAAACACATAGATGTAAGGAGGTTCTAATGCATCAGGATGCCATGACCAGTCCCAAGCTTCTTCGTCAATGACTTCGTGGGTTTTCCAATTTGCTTTGTTAGGCACAGCTACCGCAGCTTGATCGGTTACCAGTTTGATTGATGCTGTGCCACAATACACTGGACCGCCACTGTTTTGCCACTGTGTAGGGAAATGATACTGATAAGGTTCTGGATCACTGGGATCAGGATGCCAGCTGAAATCAAACTGTGCTGTGTCAATGTTGTCCGGGACCATCCAATTGTTGACTTCGGGCAAACGCTGAATTGCAGGCGCTGTGTGATAGTTTGTTTCCTTGCCGTCCCAGTCACAAGGCACAAGGTAAACACCAGCATCTCGTTGCCATTGGCTAGGCCAAGCGTGTCGTTGATGGCCTTGCCATGGCGCTGGTTCCCAAAGAAAGTCCCACGTATTGAGATCTGCTAAGTATGTTACCCACCAAAAATATCTTGTACGGCTTAATTTTTGAGCATGCTCGACACTATCTGCCTGCTGTTCATGAGCAAACAAATTAGGTTTCTTCCCTGAATAAAAAATATCAAACATGATTAGAATTGACGAGATTTACAACAATACCTTTTGGCCTTGGATCAATCAACACATCCCCGGCACTAGAACTTTTTTCTGTGATCCACCGGGGCGCAGTGACCCTGATGCACTATTCAACTACGGCAGAGATGACATTGCTGAAAACAACTTTGTTTTCTTACACGATCAAGAACCCATACACCTAGACCTACACAAGCCATTGTTCGATGACGTTAAGCTGAGAACCAATGATATCACTCGGGACGGATCCAACAGCATCAAAGGTCATGTAATCGTTAGTGAAAAGGGAGAATATGTCCAAAAGCTCACTGATATATATGGCTGGAAAAGCCATTATTACTTTTATCACGGCTGGGCCTGCAAGGATTGGTTCCGCGGCTATGACAAAACTTTCTTAATCCCCAGGGCAGAACACAGAGCACCAACTCGCACCTTTATGAGTCCAAACCGGATTGTTGCCGGTAAGAGAGACCATAGAGTTTTGTTTTTGTACAATGTATTCCGTCACGGCTTGGATCACAATTACATTTCGGCTCCTAGGATATGTCCCTACGAAAACGTCGATATATCACAAATAGCACTGAAGTATAATAACATATATGCTGACATAGAACAAGTGTTCTTGGATGCTGAATTACCTAAACTGTTTGCTGGCGAAGAAACACAAATTATGACCTCTTGTTGGTTAGGCAACTACGCAGAAGCACAGGATAGTTTGGTGTATGTGCCCACTGAAACAGTGTACTTTGGCCAGCGCCTGCACATTACTGAAAAAACGTTCAAAGCCATTGCTCTGGAAATGCCTTTTGTATTGGTTGCTCCTGCGCATAGC